ACGTCTACGCGCTCGATTCACAGCCAATAACACTCCAAAGTCCCAGTAAAACCAAGCGTTCTAGCCCCGCCGGGGGTGGTGGTCGCCCCACCACGCATGGCACCTACCCCGTGGGGGTCTGTTTCTCTACGCCTCGTCGGCACCAGGCCCGATGACGCCGGTTTTTTCACACATAACCGCTATTTAAGTCGGCGTTTTACGAATGGCTAACCGTTGAGTATGGGACGCAACCGAACACCCACCTCGATTCTCGAAGGCAAAGGCGGCTTCCTCACGCACAAGGATCGCCAGCGCCCGCATGAGCCAACCATGGACCGCGCGATCGGCACGCCGCCGCCGTCCATGACCAAGGCCGAGAAGAAGGTGTGGAAGGAACTCGCGAAGCAGTGCTGCCCCGGCGTGCTCAAGGAGTCCGACCGGCTCATGTTCGCCGTGCTGGTCCGCCTCGCCGCGAAGTTCTATTCTCGCGAGCCCATGCCGGGCATCGAGACCGCGCAGATGATCACGCTCTCTTCGAAGTTCGCGCTGAACCCGGCTGATCGCTCGAAGGTGAACGTGGAGAAGCCCAAAGCGTCGAGCTTGTCGCTGTTCCTCGCCAAGAAGTCTGCGTGACCATGCATTGGTACGACCCACCACCGGACCCGGATGAAGCTTCTCCTCGTCCCCCTCAGAAGTAATTCCGCATATCTACCCCTTATGCAGATGCCCAGTTGGATGGCTCCTATGAGACCACACCGACGAGCCGCGTACCTATGCCGCTCCCATGAGCGCCGAGGGTAACACCCAACACAGGACATACCCACCATGGCTATCAAGATCCTCAACACCCGCAAGAAAGAAATCCTCGACGCGCAGGAAAAGATGTTGAAGAACGCCGTCGAGACCAAGACTCAGCTCTCCGCATCCGATGAGACCGCGTTCACCGCGCTCACCACGGAGCTCGACCAGGTCAACGCCAACATCGCTCGCTACGAGGCCGTCAACAAGGGCCGCGTCGAAGTCGCAACCCCCCGCGAGCAGGCCGTCATCTCCAACTCGACCAACCCGGTCAAGTTCTACGCCGCTGGCGGATACCGCAAGGCGACGCCGCTCACCAACTGCTCCGAAGAGTACGTCAAGGGCTTCTGGTCCTCGCTGCGCTCCGTCGAAGATCACCAGAAGTTCCTCATCCAGAACGCCGCCCTCGGCGAAGCCGGTACCTCGGCTGCTGGCGGAGCCCTGGTTCCGATCCAGACCGATCCGTCCATCCCTGCGATGGCGATCGAAGAGACGGTTGCCCGTTCGCTCTCCCGCGTCATCACCACGGAGATGAACATCAACCTGCCGTACCAGGCAGCCAAGTCGGTTGCGACCGTCAAGGCCGAATCGAACAGCACCGGCACCAACGCCTTCGGCACCAGCGCACCTGGCTTTGCGACCACGATGCTCGGCGCGTTCGTCGTCGGCGACAGCATCTACGCTTCGTGGGAACTTCTCCAGGACAGCAAGGCTGCTTCGGAGTTCCTGCCCGCTGACCTGCAGCGTGCGATCCGCGTGAAAGAAGAGAACCTTTTCGTCAGCGGCACCGGCACCGGCCAGCCGCAGGGCTACCTTGGCAACGGCACCACGGCAACCGGAGCCTCCATCACTGCCGGTGCTGCGGTACTCGGCATCAACCCGATCATCGACGTCATGGGCAGCCTGAACCGCGCCTACTACGTCGGCGCGAAGTGGTTGGTCAACCGCCAAGAGTTCAACCGCTTGCTGAAGGCCCAGATCGCCGCGTCGCAGTTCCAGACGTTCATCACCTTCGATCCGGATGGCAGCGCTCGTCTGTTCGGCTACGAAGTGCAGTTCTCCGCCGAAATGCCGGTGTACGTTGCTTCTCCAGCAGCTTCCGGCGCGTGGATGTTCGGCGACTTCAAGTCGTTCGCCACCATCGGCGACCGTGGCGACAGCAACGTCCGCATCAAGGTCCTCGACCAGGTCGCGGCCCTCAACGGCCAGACCGTGGTCCTCGGCTACCGCCGTACCGACCAGCGCATCCTGCTCGCCGAGGCCGTTGCACAGCTCAACACCAACGGCTAATCCAAGCCCAAACCCACGGACCCCACCTGCACAAGGTGGGGTCCGTTGTGCGTGCAAAAACACTGATTTTGGAAAACCGACTACGGCCCGTATAGGTATGCGGACTTTCCAGACGAGTGTCGAGCCGGTGCAAGCGGGGTGCGTACAGTGCTCCCGATAACTGCCACGGCGCAGGAGTACATCGACGGTGTCCTCGACGGCACCGTCATCGTCGGCTCCTGGATCAAGAAGGCAGTCCTGCGTCACGGAGCGGACCTGCAGCGCACCGACATCCGCTTCGATCCGGAAGCGGGCCAGTATGCCATCGACTTCCTCAGCTCCTACTGCATCCCCTCAGCGCAGACCGAGCCCATGCAGCTCATGCCATGGCAGAGGATGCTGCTCTACATCGCTTACGGCTGGAAGAGGCTCGATGGCAGCCGCCGCTTCCGCCGCGTGTATCTCGAAGTCGCAAAGAAAAACGGTAAGACCGGCCTGTGCGCTGGTCTTGCACTGCTACATCTGATCGCCGACGGAGAACTCAGTGGCCGCGTGTACTGCGCCGCGACCGCCATGAAGCAAGCCCGTGAGGTCTTCAACGAAGCCGTCGCCATGCGCGACAAGCACCCCGAGCTGGCGGAGCGGATCTTCAAGTACGGCAACTCCCCGGTTATTTCTCTGTATGACTCGGAGACCAATTCCCGGCTCTCGCCGATGGCACGCGGTGCCGACAGCTCCGACGGTGCAATCGTCTCAGCGGCCATCCTCGACGAACTCCATCGCTGGTCACTGACCAACAACCTCTGGTCGATCCTGCGCTACGGCGGCGACACCCGGCGGCAGCCACTCATGTGGTGCATCACCACCGCCGGTGCTTCGGCTAACAAGTCCACGCTGTGCTGGGGAGAGCACGAATACTGCGAACGCATTCTCGACGGCATGGTTGCCGACGATGAAGTTGCGGCCTTCATCTTCAGCCTTGACCTCAAGGATGACTACAAGGACAAGAAAAACTGGGCGAAGCCCAACCCCTCGCTGGGCTACATCCTCCCTCTCTCAGCTCTGGAGAACCAGTATGCAGAGAGCCAGGGCAAGCCCACCGCGTTGGGCGAGTTCAAGCGCTTCCGAATGAATTTGTGGAGCGACCTGGTTGTTGATCCCGCTCTCGACATCGACACCTGGGACGCATGCAGCACGGAGAACATCGCCACCCACCCGGACCCCAAGCGCCTCCGCCTACAGCTCATGGAATCACTCAGGGGCCGTGTCTGCTTCGGCGGCATCGATCTAGCGCCAAAAATCGACACTTCTGCCCTCGTTTTGCTCTTTCCACCCATGAAAACAGGCGAAAAGTGGTCGATTTTGGAGTATTTCTGGTGCCCCGCAGAGAACATCGCCGAGCGCGTGAAGCGCGACAAGGTGCCCTACGACACCTGGGCGAAGGATGGGTTCATCGTTCCGACCCCCGGGAACCTCACCGATACCCGCTACATCGCCGACCAGATCACCGAAATCAGCAAGCAGTTCGACCTGCGTGAAGTTGCTTATGACGATGCGTGGTCTTCGGAGCTGATCCGCATGCTCGCCGAGGGCGGCTTCAAGATGTCGAAGCTCGTTTCCTACCCGCAAAGCCACCTCAAGATGAACGCGCCCTGCCAAGAGCTCATGCGGAAGGTCCTCCGCGCCGAGTTCGCGCACGCGCTCAACCCTTGCATGCGCTGGCAGATGAGCAACCTCCGCTGGAACACCCAGCACGGCACCGGCTTCCTGAAGCCTGCACGAGATCGGAAGCGGGAGAAGATCGACGGCTGCGCGTCGCTGATCATGTCGCTCGCCCGGGCAACAGATCCAGAAAACCAAATCAAGAAGAAGCCTTTTTACGTGGTGAGCGCATGAGCACGATAACGATGACGAAGGGTCGGAAGCGTAAAGCCGACTATGACGAGGTGGTGGCCTATGCCGCCGCCAACCCCAGCTTGTATCAGGCCCAGGTAGCAGCACACTTCGGGATCTCCCCATGCCGGGTGTGTCACATCCTCACCGCACGAGGAGTGAGGGGCGTGAATCGTGGCAGGGCACTCAAAACAAAGCCGGGTCACACCAGCGAGCAAGCACAGTGGGAGGCCATTCTCCACGACGCTGGCCTTGGCATGGAGCGCGGTCTGCGCCTGCACAACCAGCGCATCCTCTATGGCTACGACCCGCTCAAGCAGCGTAACGTCGACGGCTCAGCCACCCGCCATTCAAATGTCTAACCCTTAAGAGAGATCACGCATGGGACTCGTAAGCCGTTTCAAATCGGGTTGGGCAAGGGCCTTCTTGAATAGTGGGGAGAGCACCTTTGCATCCCCCAGCTCTGAGCTAGTACAGGCCCTGGTTGGCCTGCCCGCCGCTGCCGGTAAGGTAGTCACTCGCGAGACCGCGCTCCGCGTATCCGCGTTCTTGGGCGGCGTGAAGATGCTGTCCAACGACATCGCCAAGATGCCGCTCATCCTGCGCGAGACCAAGCGGGTCGATGGCCGTGTGCGCACGCAGCCCGCGATCGACAACCCGCTCTACTCGCTCCTTAAGGACTGCCCGAACGACTACCAGACCTCCTACCAGATGCGCTGGTTCCTGGCCTCGCAGCTCATCATGGCCTGCAACTGCTACTGCCAGATCCTGACAGACCAGGCCGGTGATCCTATCGGACTCATGCCCTTGAACGCCTGGCACATGGCACCGCACTGGGACCGGAGCACCAACCCACCGACCTTGAAGTACCGCTACACCAACGCAGGTCAGGCTGGTGCCGTGGAGTTCACAAAAGATCAGATTTGGCACGTCTCCGCGCTTAACTTCGAAGGCTTCGGCCTCGAAGGTTCGCCGCTTATCCTCCTGGCCAAGGAAGCACTATCGCTGCTCATGGCTGCCGAGGAAGTAGCCGGGCGCAACTTCGCCAACGGGTTAGGCATGGGTGGCTTCATCACCTTCCCCGACATGGACAACGCCCCCGACGAGAAAGAAGCGCAGGGCATCGTCGATCGCCTGAAGAAAGATTTCTCCGGCTCGCAGAACGCGGGCAAGTTCAGCATCATCCCCGGCGGCGGTAAGTGGGAGAAGATGACCTTCAACGCCCAGGAATCGCAGCTCCTCGAATCACGTAAATGGTCTGAGCAGGAGGTGGTCCGGCTTCTCGGTGGTGCGCCGCTGATGGTCAAAATGGGACTCGGCGAGCAGAACAGCACCTACGCATCGAGCTCAGCCTTCTTGGACGAATACTTTAACACCTCGCTGCTGCCGTACACCACCTCGATCGAGCAGAGCATTACGCGCGACCTGATCCCCAAGAAGAAGTGGGGCAAGCTGTACGCGAAGCACTCCGCCGACATTATCCTGCGCGGCTCTCCGAAGGAACGGGCGCTCACCAACCAGGTGCTCATCAATAGCTGGCAGATGACGCCCAACGAAGCACGAATGCTGGAAGATCGCGATTCCATCGAAGGCGGCGACTTCATCTCCGGCCCCGCAAACGGTGCGATCTACAACCCGGTCACCGGCGAGTTCTTCATCCCCGGCCAGCTCGTTCCCGATGCTGACGACCCCGAGGACGCCAACGAAGACACAGGCGCGACCAATCCCGACGAGCCCGACACAGCGGGGAGCGGGGACGGCAACACCGCGCCCCCATTCAAGCACCCGGCTCCGACTAAGCCAGCTAAGAAGCCCGTGACCAAGCCAGCCCCGGCCAAGCCTTCGAAGGCTACGGCCCGCCTGCAAGCCCTCGCAAACAGCATGGCCGATCGGGTCCTGCGCAAGGAAGCCAAGGGCAAGATCGATGCGAAGTTCGTCGCCGAGGTGCTCAACATCTCCATCGAGAAGGCTGACGAGTATGTTGCATCACGCAAAGATTTGACCGAGGACCAGGCCCGTACAGCCCTTGCGCTGCTGGCCGCAGGAGACAACGATGCCTAAACTTAAGAACAAGTTCTTCAACTCTGCAACCGAGAACGATACGCTCACCATGTCCTTCTACGACATGATTGGCGCGTCCATGTGGGACGATTCCGGAGCCACGCCCGCCTTGGTGGCCGAAGCGCTGAAGACTCAGTGCCAGAACATCGAGATCCACATCAACTCCCCCGGCGGCGACGCCTTCGCCGGTATCGCGATCTATAACCTCCTCAAAAACTCCAACAAGCCCGTCAACGTCATCATCGACGGCATGGCCGCTTCCGCCGCGTCGATCGTGGCCATGGCCGGTGACACCATCGTCATGGCTACCGGCAGCGTGATGATGATCCACGAAGCCATGGCCATGGCGTTCGGCAATTCGGATGCGATGACCAAGATGGCAGAGACGCTGACCACGGTCACCTCCGGTATCGCGGACATCTATGTCGCCAAAACCGGGCTGGCGAAGAAGGACGTCCTCAAGATGCAGAACGTCGAGACCTGGATGACGGCGGAAGACGCCGTAGCCAAGGGCTTTGCCACCTCGGTGAGCGCAGACCAGGCCGCCGTGGAGAACTCGTTCGACCTGAAGGCATTCCGCAACGCCCCCGCGTCACTCAAGCCTCAAGCGAAGGCCGAGGAAGTATCCGAGCCGGTGGAGGAACCCGTCGAGGAAAAGCCGGTGGTCATTGACGTGACGACCGTCGCCGACGAGGAGCCTCAGTTCATCACCGTCGCAGCGAAGGACCTCATCAGCCTCTACACCCACCAGCTTGAAGTGAACAAGCGCAAGTAACCCGGAGTCCCGATGTACGAGAAGATCCTAGCCGAGCGCACACAACCGGTCGTCACCCCCGAGCAGCTCGCATCGTTCGGTCGATTTGACGTTCCGCAGAAGTACGTCTACGGCGCATCTCCGTCGGTCCTCACCGACGACTACCAGATGCTCCTGACCATGATCGAGGCCGCGACCGATGAGGTGGAGTCCATGTGCGCCCAGGCCTGCCTCAACGAGCAGGTACTGCTCACCTTCGACTTCTTCCCAGGTCAAGCCGATCCGCGTCAGGAAATGCTCGCGCTTAATTACGCCTACGCGACTAACCTGTGGTGGTACGGCTTTCCCACGCCCGACTCGATCGAGCTGGTCCGCCGCCCGGTAGTTGTGCCCTCCGGCTCGCCACTCACTAATGCCGTGACGGTCACCTACAACGACGTCACGGGAGCCACGCAGACGCTCGACCCGTCCACCTACAAGGTGTTCGCCGACAAGATCACCCTGAACGTGGGGCTACGGTGGCCCCTAACCGACCGTAGACAGGACTGCGTGCAGATCACCTATTCGGCAGGCTACGACGCCACCGACGCCACGCAGGTTCCGGCCCGCCTCATCATGGCAATCTACTACCTCGCCAATCACATGTTTAACGTGCGCCAGATCATCACCGTCGAGCCCACCAGCGAAGTCGGCATGACGTTGTGCCGGATGCTTCGCACGTTCCGCAGCATGAGAATCCCGAGATAAATATGAAGC